CAATTATACCCAACGGCTTGCCATATTTATAGTTTATATCAACAATATCATCATTTACGCTTACTTCGTATCTAAGTATCTCACTATAAACACTTTTATCCTTCCTTACAGTACCATCAGCCACCCGCCGAAACTTCCCAAATGCGTCCGTAACTACAAGTTTATGCCTAATCAACCAATCAATATAAGCCGAAAAAGCCAATAATTGCGCTGTTTTCTGCCTATGCGATTCTGCCGCATTTTTTGAAGTAGATACGTATGTTTGTTGCACTACCCTAATCCCCACAGTTGCAAGCCCTATTTGCGTGCCTTTTCCAGCACTTTGCCAATTTACAGGCTCGAAGTCAAGTAGCACAGCAGGATATTTAATAGGCAAATTCCCTTCAGTTTCTTCATCTTGTCCCGTCCAAATGCCAAAATAAGCAACCTCAGGCATATTATTACCCGTAAGAAACGCCCGTGCATCGCCATTTAATAGCGTTTCAATACTATCGTAAATCGCTGTTTTATACATAATTACATGATTGAAAGTACATATTTATTCATGCTATCTTGCAACTTAGCAAGCCCCTTAGGATTCCATTCGCCGCTCTCTACTACCTTTTCAAGAAAGTCAAGCAGCACAGGTGAAGCATTCTCTATACAAATTTCAGGGCGCACCTTGACCATCATATTAACAATTTTACCCAAATCGTCAAGATTCACAGTAGTTTTTTCACCTGCCAATACTCTCGCCCCTTCCATATGCAATTGCTTGTGAATCATTACGGGACTGACATTCGCAGCATTTTTCACATCATCCCATTCGTATTTCTTAGCCCAATCGGAGATTGTTTGTGGAGATACATTTAACTTCTTAGCAATATCTCCCTTATCCATATTCCAATGGACATAAAGTTTTAACGCTCTTTGTTTATCACGTGCGGTCGCCTTCTCCCCAGGCTTACGCTTTGTTTGCTCTGTGTTTGTATCTTCCATGCCACAAATTTGCACCAAAAAAACGAATATTAATAGTATATAATTTCTACTTAACTATAATATACTAATAACATACGAAAAATAACACCAATCAGAAAACCAAATTTGCAACATGCAAAAACTACCTGTAAGTTTGCTAATCAATAACGTATGCAAAACGTATTCAAATAATCTTAACTATATGGAATGGCTCTGGGAATACATTACAAAGATAGATAACGAAAATTACGAAATACAACTTTTCGAGGAAATCGGAGAGTGGGGATTTAGTTCTAATCGTTTGAACTGGATGCTATCCGAAATCGAATCGGAAGGAGGCAAAAATGTAAACATCTTATTCAACTCACCAGGCGGGGACGCATTTGAGGGTATTGCAATGTATAATCTGCTAAATAACAGTAGATTAAACATTACAGGTACAATAGTTGGCATTGCCGCAAGTGCCGCAGGAATCATTTTCATGGGCTGCAAAAACAGAGCCATGTATCCACATTCAATGATTATGGTTCATCGTGTTACAATGAGTAGTTATGGTAACAACCCCGATGAGCTAAGAAAACAAGCGGAAGATGGCGAGAAGATAGAAGCGCAAACTAAAGACATTTTTGTCAGAAAAACAGGACAATCACAAGACATAGTAGATACCTGGTTCGATGGAAGTGACCATTGGTTTAATGGAGCAGAGTCAATTTTACTCAATATCTGCACACAAGTCATTGATAATGACATTACACCCGATGCAGCAACTGAAATTGCACAAAAAAAAGACGTAAAAGCCGCTTGGTATCAATACAAGCATATTTATAACCATTCATTCCACAACGACATGCTAAGAAAACGATTAATTCAGTTGTTCAAGCTCACACAGCAAGCAACTGATGACGAGGTAGCAGCAGTGGTTGAAGCATCTATTAACAGTAACAGTGGAGATACGACACAGTTACAGGCAGATTTAGCCGCTACAAAGGCAGAGCTACAAGCCTACAAAGATGCCGAAGCCGCCACAAAAGCCGCCGAAACCACCACCGCCGAAACTGCCATTAACCAAGCCTTCCAAAAAGGCACAATTAATGACAGGCAAAAAGCAAGTTATATGCAACTTGCAAAAGTATCTCCAAAGGAAGTGCTTAACCTAATCAGCCAACATACTGACCCAAAATTACTTTCTAATATACTTGTGGGGAAAGTCGGCGAGACTACAAAAGAGCTTACACCAGCTCAAAAAATGCAGCAATATTACGACCAAAAAAACAACAATAATCAGTAATAGATTACGATAATTTGTAGGTTGTATTAAATAATCAATGTTTCACTAAAATAAATTAGAAATGTCGGTATCAGTAAACATAAACTATGCAGGTAAGCGAGCCGCTGGATACATTGCGGGTGCGATTGCCAATGGCGTGATGATTACGGGCGGTCATATTACTACCCTTTGGGGCGTAAAAAATGCCATTAATTTGCCTGTGATGAAGGTGGACAATATCATTGTTCCATATAGTGTGGACTTCGCAGAGGCTGGAGATGTAGAAGTAACAGATAAAACATTAGACCCTAAGACCTTATCTGTAATGATTTCTATCTCAATTCCAACCCTCAATGCGTTGTATGAGTCTGAGATGATGCGTGAGGGCTATTCAAATACAGTAGTCCCTATGTCTTACGAGGATTTCTTAATCAAGTATATCCAAAAGATTGTTGCTAATCAAATGGATAACTACATTTGGAACTCAGATACAGCACTCACAGGTACGGCAAAAGGGCAGATTGATGGGCTATTGAAACAAATTTCTAGAACTTCAGGAATTATCACAGTGCCAGGCACTACGCTTACAAAGGCTAACATTCTCGAAGAGTTAGGCAAGGTATATACTGCAACGCCAGAGTCTTTAGGAGATTCTAGCAATTCATTCAGAATCTTTGTGTCTAAAAAAACCGCAAAACTGATAAGATTAGTCTTATTCGATATGGTAGGCAAAGATGTAAAGGACTCTAATAAATTACCATTCGACCCAGATTCTATCATCGTAACAGTCCCTAACTTCCCTAACGATGTAATGGTAGGAGCTTGCGTTGAAAACTTATTCTTCGCAGCAGATGCAGAGTCTGACATGAGTACAGTCAATATTATTGACATGCGTAAAACTACAGGCGATGATAAATACCGTTTCAGAATGGATTTTAAACTTGATGCAAAAATCGGGTTTGAAGACGAAATTGTTTACTACGCATACTAAAATATAACCATAAAGTCCTCCTTGCTATCTGCCTAAACATAGCGGGAGGCACAAAACGAACTTACACAATGGCATCAGCGCAAGAGGAATTGATAAAAACAGGCAACAATACTCTTAAACAGGTTGCACATCAAAATGGACCTTGGGCGGTGCTGTTTTTAGCTCTCATTATTGGCGTTGTATGGTACATACATTCCGAAAAAAAAGAATGTAAAGAGGAAGTAAGCAGTTTAAAAATAGAACTTGCAACTGCTAATAAGGAATTAGTATCCATGCAAATCAAACTTTCAAATTGTGAAAATGACTTGAAAACTGCACAGATTACATACTCACACTATCAAACGCCTAATCCTAAAAAAAGATGAAAAATATTCTATTAATTGGCGCAATGCTATGCTTATCAGTAGGCTTATCAGCTCAAAATGAAGCATTAGCATGTAATAATAAGGTAGGAGCAGCGAAGGCAGCATGTATTCAAGACAATACGCCGCCGCCATTTACCTTCCAAACGACAATGCTTGATGGCACTGTGATTAAATCACACGAAGTCAAGATGTTAGACACTGCTACCGTTATGCTTGTAATCTATAATCGCAAAAACGGTGAGCTAATCAGACATGAGATACTTGTAGGCATTGGCACAATCAAATCCGTAAAGTCTATATAAAATGGGAATCGAAATTGCAAAAGCAGGCTCATTAAGCCCTAAAAATACAAATACGTATGGAATCAGTGGCATCATTGTTACAGGTGTTTCCACAAGTGCAGGACAAGTTCCCTGCGCATTGAATACTACGTATAAAATACGCTCATTATCGGAACTGGAAAAAAAGTATGGAATTGACCAATATTATGACGTAGGCAATGGCTTATTAGTATGGTATCACATTTCTGAGTTTTTCAGGCTTGCGGGCAATGGCACAGACTTATACTTTCGTATGGTTGCCAATACAACCAACTTGCAAGATAATGGACCAAACATTAATGCAATTGTAAGTGATAGCAATGGAGCTGTAAGACAAGTAGGTATTACAAGAGTTCCAAACAGTACCTACCCTGCTGATGTGGACCCGATTGACGAAGATGTACTTGCAGCTATTCCAGTCATGCAAGCTATTGCCGAGGCACATTACAATGCACACCGTCCATTCCAAATCTTGATTGAGGGTAGAAATATCAATACGAGTGCTGTTACATTGACAGTCTTACAAGACTTAGCCGCATTGACGTGCAACAAAGTAAGCGTAATTGTAGCGCAGGATTTGGACTATATCCCATCTTTGGGTGCAAGTTCATTGCCTGCAAACATCAAGCACCATGCAGCCGTAGGCACAGCCCTTGGCAGCATTGCAGGTCGTCAGTTGCACGAACGTATTTCCAAAGTTGCGAATGGCAATATCGCCACATCAAAACGCTGGCTAAATCCAGGATTCAGCAACAATCGTTCTGTAAAAACTTATGAAGATGAAATAGATGCAATCGAAGCACTTCACTATGTATTTGCAAGGCAATATTTTGGAAAGGCAGGTACTTTCTGGCAAAAAGGCTTAACATGTTCTGGACTTACCGACCCCGAACACAACATCGAAATCGGCAAGATATTAGACGAATCAAGCAGAGTTCTATATACAAGCCTATTGGAATATTGGGACGATGACAAGGAACTCAACGGAGATGGTACGCCCACAGCAGCAACTATTGACGAAATGGAATTAGTTGTATTGCAAGATTGGTCTAATGCTATTGGAAAAAGTGCCTCAAACTTAACGGTTACCATTGACCCACAAAGCGACTTGGTTAATCCGCCACAAGAATTGAAAGTAGCCTTTCAGCTACAACCGAAAGGGTACATTGGGAAAATCGCTGGAACACTCACATTTGTAGCTCAAACAACTTAAGCCATGGCAACAGCTAATATCACAGGGAAGGCGTTTGATGGTGTAGATATTACTATTCAACTATTTGGGGCAGACATACAAG